TAAATATAAATCACAAAGGCCAGAAAGAGGCCACAACATACACTATATACAGAAAAGAAGAAGCAGAAAAAGAAGGAATTAGGTATGTATACTGGAAAATGGTTCAACCTGGGGGATATGCTTTATCTGATGACGATTACGTTGCTAAGTGTATTAATCGCAAAGAGTACCCATCTAATCATGACAAAGACAATGTATATCTCAGGTTCCCCTGGGGTTACACTTTTTTTAATCCTAAGTATGCTTCTAAAAAATTAAAAGTATCAGGTAGAAAGACTAACACAACAATGTCTGGCAAACCCATGCTAGAAGTTAAGTCTAAGCAAGATATGATGAAAAACCTTGCAAAAGCCTACTCTGTTACATGGGACTATAATCTTGCATTAGATATGGTTCTTGGTACATATACCCCTTCTGAGTTTAAGAAGTGGAAACGAAGAATGAAAACGGAGGTTTTTAGTAAAATGATAAAAGAGGAACTAGCAGATTTATTATCTGACCACGGACTAGACAAAACTTATACTTTAGATTTATTCTCTCAAGTTATATCCATGGCTAAAGATAAAAAAGATGTTACTAATTTAATGCGTGCTGTAGAAAACCTGCAAGGTATGCATGGTATGAAAGAAAAGTCTTTAGTTAAAACAACTGAAAGTATAGAAGCAGTTAGTAATACAAAACTTATTGATGAGCTTAGAGAAGAGGAAGATAAGCTTATAGCAACTAAAACAGTAACTAAGGAGGAATCATAATGCCATACGGTAAAGGTACATACGGCAAGAAAAAAGGTAGGCCACCTAAGAAAAAAGGTAAAAAGAAAAAGTAAATGCCAACAGATGAAGAATTATTAATAGAAAAAGGCCAAGACGAAAGTCTTGGCTTTGGCACTTTAGGAAAGTTTGGTACGGGTGTTGGTCTTTTAGGTGCTTCTGCAACAATGATGAGAGGTCAGACTCCTGGTGGCATTAGAAGAACCACAGCTGATTATGCTAGTAATAAATTACTAGGATTTTATTCTCAACCTACTTTAGGTGATTTTTATTCTCCTCAAGTAAGAAAAGCAAAAGCTTATGGAAAAGAACTTATTAAAACTGGTGGTAGAATAGGTAGAGATGCAGTTTTTAATTTAGCTAATTCAGAGTTTTATAATAAGACAGGTATATCGCCAGTTGTTATGAGAGATATTGATAACATAGATAAAATAACAGATGAAACTTTAAAAAAATATATAGGACCAAAAGGAAGAGGTACAAAATATTTTTATAAACAAAATGCTAAAAATATAATAAGAAATTCTGAAAAAGATTTGTATTTTAAACTGACTAACGATAAGTCAAATGCTATTTTAAACAATAGTAAAGTGTCAAAGGAAGTAGACAATATAATAGGAAATGCTGTAAAACAGACTAATGCTAATCATTTTATAAAAAACGCACAAAGTAGAGAAGTAGCTCAATTTTCTGTAACAAGATGGGGTGCTTTGAATAAACAAAATCTTAATTTAGTAACACCCAAAGATATGAAATTTATAAGATATAAAACTGAACATATAGGCAACACTTTAAGAAATACTCAGTTTGATAGAGGTATGTATAAAACTATGTTAGATTTAAAAAATAGTGGAGCTATAACTAGTTCTTACGGGTTTAATAATTCAAAAATTTATAATGCCGAAACAATTTTAGCTAATGCTGTAAAAAAAGGATTTATTGGCGGAGATGTTATCCAAAGAGGAAATACATTTATTTTTTCTTTGAGCCCTAAAGGAAAATCTAATTATGATTTTGGAGGTTTTAATGCTGTAGCTCAATGGGATGCAAAAAACCCTCAATATATAAAATTAATGGCTACAGATGTTGGAGATGTAGATGTTTTTGACAAATCTATAAAGGCTACTAAAACTAGTGGTATAAAATATGTTCCATTAAAAGAAATTGAAATAAAAGAAGCTACATTAAGAAAAGAATTAACTGATGAAATTCCTAAGAAAAAACCTAAAACTTCTAATGAACCAGGTAAATCAAGAACAAAAAGAAAGCCAGAAGATATTCTAAAAAGACAAAGCGTATTTAATCAAGAACAAAGACAAAAAATTGCAGATTTAAAATCAAAAAGAAAATCATTTAATGTAAGTTTTGCAAAAAAAATACCAAAGTTAGGTAGAGCTTTGCCTGGTGTTTTTTCAACATTGATGTTTGCTTCAGTGGCAAATGATATAGCTGGTTATGCTTTAGGACAAAAACCTTCTGAATGGTTATATAAACAAGCAAAAAAATTATTTTAATGGATTACGAAGAACAATATAGTCAATTACAAGCTTTAAAAAAATTACGTAATAATATGGCTCTGTTCGGAAGGCACTGCTTCCCTACAGCCTTGAGGAAGAGTACTCCCCCTTTTCATAACGACGTGTACTCTGCCCTCGCTAACGACGACAAAAGGAGGGTGTTAATTGCAGCTCCCCGTGGTACAGCCAAATCTACAGTTACCACCCTCATCTTCCCTCTATGGAGATTAGCGTTTAAAAAATCAGATGAAGATTTATTTATTGTTATAATATCTGAGTCACAAACACAGTCTATAAATTTCTTATCACGTATTAAATATCATTTAACACATTCAGATAAGTTTAGTGCTATATTCGGAGATTTAGGTCCTACAACAGCAAGAAGATGGACTAATAATGACATAGTATTAGCTAATGGTACAAGAATAATAGCTGTAGGTACAGGACAAAGAGTTAGAGGGTTTATTGAAGGTGATACTAGACCTAACCTTATTGTAGTAGACGATTTTGAATCTGAGCTAAATGCATTCACTCCAGAAGCTAGAGCTAAGAATAGAAAATGGGTTACAGAAGCTGTTATACCATCTTTATCTGACGAAGGTAAGATAGCTATGATTGGTACGGTAATATCAGAAGATTGTTTTTTATATTGGGCTAAAGAATCAGATGCATGGCATACGCTATGGTATTCTATATGGGATGAGGATGAAAAAAGTATATGGCCCGAAAGATTTCCTAAATCACGTATTAACGAAATAAAAAAAGAATTTGCTTCTGTAGGAAACTTAAATGGTTTTTACCAAGAGTATATGAATATAGCTCAATCTCCAGATATGGCACCATTTAAACCAGAATGGATAAAAATGCATCATTATGATTATAAAAGGATTGAAGGGCAAAATTGCCTAGTTAGGACTATAGATGGTAAAGAAGAGATTAAACCAGTTGAAGTCTATTGTGGAGTTGACCCTGCTAGTAGCCTTGCTTCCACTGCTGATTATTTTGTTGTTGCTACAATGGGTATTGATTGTGATAACAATAAGTATGTTATTGACATATTCAGGGATAGAATTAGTCCTGCAGAGCAGCCTCAAAAGCTTATTGATGTTTTTAAAAAGTATAGGCCTAGGAGGATGAAAATAGAAACTGTAGGTTATCAAGAAGCTTTAAGAACAGCAGTAAGAGAGCTTATGTTAAAAGATAGTCTATACATACCAGGTCTTGAGAAAGGTGTAAAACCTAGAAATAGAAAAAGTGAGCGTTTATTATCATTAGTACCTTTATTTGCTAAAGGTTCTTTTTATTTTAGACCACAAGATAATATACCTCAACAAGAATTTTTAAGTTATCCTAGAGGAAAACATGACGATGTTATGGACGCTATATGGACAGCATTAGATAAATCAAAACCTTCTAGACGTAAAGAATTTAACAAAGATGATAATAATTTTACTAAAACAAAAAAAAGACTTGATTGGATGACCCTTTAGGTTGTATATTAAGTTGATGAAAACTAGGCGGAATATTGGCAACTAACGAGAAAAAAACACCAGAAATAGTAAACGAAACACTTCGTTTATTTAAAGATTATTCTAAGAAACGAGACGCTTGGGCTCAACAAGCTAAAGAAGATAAAGAGTTTCGTTTAGGCAGGCAATGGACTAAAGAACAATCTGAGATATTAGAAGGTAGAGGACAAGCTCCTATAGTTGTTAATCGTATACACCCAGCAGTAGAAACAGCAAAAGCTATGCTAACTACTAATAGGCCATCATTTAGATGTGCTCCTAGAGAAGATTCTGATAGAAAAGTAGCTAATGTAATGAGTGCATTACTTAGTTATATGTACGACATATCTGATGGAAGAACAGTAATAAGACAGGCTATAGATGATTATTACGTTATGGGTGTTGGTTATATGAATGTATATCAAGACCCAATGAAAGATATGGGTAAAGGTGAAGTTTGTATGCACGATATTGACCCGTTAGATGTATATGTTGACCCTAATAGTAGGGATAGATTTTTTGATGATGCAGAAAACATTATAGTTTCTAGATTATTTAGTAGAGACCAAGCTAAAAAGCTATATCCTAAATATAAGAAACAAATAGATGATGCTAGTAGTGAACAAGATTTTAATATGCCTGAAACAGGTAGAGATAATGATAGTAATGTATTTTTCCCAGAAGATGTAGGTTTACTACACGAACAAAGTGAATACATAAGAGGTTATGAAAGA